CGTGAAATGGTATCACGAAAATATCCGCCTGTAACCTTGGGAGACCGGGATCTGCATTGAACTGTAAATTCTGGTGCTTTCTCAAAATGTTTAAGAACAAAATGCGTAGGTAAAATCATAAAATTACTTTCTACCAAAAAACCTCGTACAAAATGTTTTTCACTTTCCACATAGACAACGGAACTAGCACATAGAGCGGCTAGGTCAGCAGAAGTTGTAGTCTTCGAGGCTGTACTCATGGGTAAAGCACTAATAAAAGGTGTTGCCCACATATCAGGTTCAGCATCACGGGCGGCTACATCAGCCATGCTAGTGGGACTAAGATTACCTTGTGGATACAAAACATCTTTCATCCTGCGAACGTATTTGACAATGTAATACAAGGCAAACGCTGAACCTAAGAGGGCTATGCCTGCACGGCTACGTGCAAATTGAATAAATGCAGGTGCTGTATTAGAGCGCCGCAATAATTCATTCCGAACAGCTTGACGTTCCCAATGATATAAAATGGCAATAATAGAACATGTTACATAAAAAGAAATAATCCCGTTAATATAATATCCTCTAACTATCCAAGCATATGATACAGCAAAACACCATAAATACAGGCAAAGAATCTTCCAGTAGCGGTCAACATAGTTGTGACGTCTAAAATATATAACTGTCCAAACAAACATGGGACGTTCTACAATGTAAGCAGGAACCCATGCAATCCAGTCAAAAATCCATGAATCATACCATGCGTCTAACTCGACAAGGTGGGACAAATCTACATGTCGTGCATGCCACCACATGGCCCTTAAATTCCAACGTTGTTGTTGTTGCCATCGTGCAAAATAATACAGATTGCGCATTGAAGTTCTATACGCATCGCGATATATGCGTGTAAAATAATTCAACAAGCCAGATTTATAATAATTGTACACATTGCTACGAGCTGTGGGAGATAAAGACAGTAGTGTAATGCAAATGTTAACCACAAAAGAAAAAGTAAAAGAAACCGCATAGATCAAAAGAATGCGCAAAACACGTGTTATTACTCCGCTTTGTTCTTCTAACTCTTCAGAAGTTCCCATTACAAAATTACGCAAAGTGCGTAAATAATTGGTATCACCTTGTGAACGAGCTTCTTCTCCGGGGAAAATTGCATCATCTACTACAGGAGGTGGAACATCATTGGTTTCGACACAAGGTGGACAACTACAGAAGCAAAAGCCACACGTTTGACACTTATTACTAGGAGGTTGCATCATAGTTTCTACTATTTCAGCTTGAAATTCATAATGTCGCTTGGAAGCAACCTGAACCCACTCCAAATATTCAGAAACACCAATATCTTTCATGACTTTGTCTTTGTAAATCAGAGGAACTAGCTCATACTTATTGAGTGGTGACCCTGGATGTTGAGGGGCACCTACCAAACAAGTGCGAACGCCAATAAGCCAAATATCTGGGTCTTTACGTAATCCAAATCTTTCACGAACCTTTTCCGAGTCTAACTTTCCATCAGTTTGAAATTCAGGTTTAACATCAACACTCACATGGTAAAGACGACGTAGAATGGACTCTGGTTTCTCGGAATAACTATGAGCCATCAACGACTCTACATTTGTAGTTACCATCACCAACCATGGATGCAAAGCTACCTTACCTTTCATAAATGCTTCAGCCATGGGAGCCAAAAACAAGGCATTATTGATAGTCTGAATCAACCTATAGCAAGGAGAAAAGTCCATAAAAGTAGAAACAGTGTTTGCGAAGTCGTCGAAGATAATAACATTGGTAGATGAGCGAATATTTGACGCATATTTGTCGTTATCTCCCCAAGTAGCTACACGCTCCGGGGAAATATCGAAACCATTATACATACCAACAGCTTCAATTGTAAGTTGGCACAATGTACTTTTACCTACACTAGTGTTACCAAATAGAGAAATGGCAAACGGTGCTTTCCGCAAACCGCCTCGTGTTCTAACTTGGATAAATTCATTACGCCAATCACGCAGGCGATCCAAGCGGTCAAGAAAATATTTCTTTTCAACAGTTAAAGTCTTAGAAATCTTCTTAACAACTTTGCTACCTTGTTCAATGACACTATCAAGAAGTACTTCATAGTCAGTTTCACCAATGTCAGCATGTTCCTTCAAATTTCCTGTAAGAGAAAAACCATGAATGTCGCGAATACGGTTATAGCCTTTCTCAAACTCAGCAACATCGTCTTCCGAAGAGAAAAACGCAGATACTTCACCTGTTTTGTATACCATCCAACCACCTTCAACAAATCCTATAACAGTCGTGAACAATACGTCACACAAATCTGCGCATTGAATCTGTTGTTTGGTTACGATGGGTTCAAAAAGTGTAAGTTTGCCAACTTTAAAAGTAAGTCCACTGGCTTCACACAATCCAAGTGAAACAATATAATTTATCAATTTTAGTGCATTTTGGACATTATTGGTTTGTTTAACACGCTTCCAATTTTGCAAAGCATCTTTGATATCTTCAAGCCATGTATCGGGTGATCCGGATTGTTCAATAAGAATATCCATATCACCGCTAACGTGTGGGGCAATACTAGTTTTAAACAACGCATAAACATGTCCTAATAGAGATTTCTGGGTGTGTGCCTGAGTATAAGATACAACAGCAGCAACTACACCTTGCTTATCTTTACTCGAGATAATACTCTGTCTCAAAGCCAGCAATAATGTGGTTTCCCTTGCAATAAAATCAGGAGTTACAAATGCTGGCAATGAACCAGATTGGGGCTCCATAGTGGGTACTTTTTGAGATAGATAATAAATAATATACAAAATAAAAACATAAATACAATTATACGTAAACGCAAAATATAAAAAGAACAAACAATATAAATATACAGTGGGAAGAAATGTAATAGTGCCGGATTGTTCCTCCATGACCTCATGATCAATTGAGTCATGTAATGGGAAACTAAAACCTTGCTTAAGCAGAGGCCAATGTTGTTCAAAAATTTTCTTAAATTGGGCTCGCTTCTTATTACTTAGTTGAGAAAAAGGATAGATTCCCTCCGTAGAGGGCTGTTTTGCTCCTTCTTGAGACATCACAGTTTGTTGTTGGGGGCGGATAGTTTCTTGACTCATCTTTCATAGTTATGAAATGACGAGACAAGAAAATCCACATAGTCGCCTATGTTAGATTTTCAAGTCTAATCGACACAGCATCTTTCACTCAATAAATTGAGCTTAATCAA